CTGACATCGAAGAAATTTATACTGTTCATACCTTATTAAAAACTGAAATAACTGGTGAAATTATAGATTTTGGTATGAGACAAGGATGTCAACATGATGTTGCACGTCACAGGTACGTTTCACGACGTTATTGCCGTTGCAACTCTCTTAATGGGAACAATGGTGAAGCCACAAATTCTGACGATGTCAACATCAAATGCACTCTACCACGCAAGATCAATAGTGGAGTTGGTTGTGGTAAGGGGTGTAAAATGATGTTTCACTACCACATGGTGATAAAAGAACGCAAGGAAAATGTCACTCCTGCAGCTAAGGCCTTTTATGAACGCGAAAAGAAAAGGCGTGGTGCGAAAGTTGAGGGTGAGTTTTATCTTTGTGAATACATCACTAGAGATTGCAAGAAAGTACAAAATCAGGTACATTACCATCCAATGCCGAAGGATCGCACTAAAGCAACAAGTGCCATAGATCAGAGTCTCGCTGAAGAGGTTGAAAAACAGCAGGGATTACAGGATGGCTTGGATGAGGCCAGGGATGTCGAGATTGAGCTCGATATCCTTGAGGGTCCATTGAAACAACATGATGCTAATAGTGTTGTGGAGGAAGTAAAACCATGTATTGTGGAACCTGTTCTTAGTAACACCACGACAATAGTCGATGAACAGGAAAACAGCATTGTATTACAAAACCCAATCAAGGACGATTCAGATGATGAGACGTACGGTGATATCATCGAGTGGAGATTATCATCTAACCCAAGCCGTACGAGTGTCAGATCCGAGATGACTGAAGAGGAGAAGGAAGACTTGACATATACAAATGAAGAAAAGACTGATGATTCTATGCCACTATTTGCTAGAATGAGAAGTCCAACCATCGAGTCAAATTCAAGCAAAGCCTCTAGCAAAGAAAATAGTGTGTCAACTACCAGTATCAACCCCGCCAACTTATCCAGTACCATCAAGGTCAAAAATGGCGGTGGTGGTGGTAATGCCGGTTTTAATCTTGGACCACACGATCCAACGACAAGGGTTGTCATCTTCACGAATCGCGAAAAATTCAAAGTGCGAGACACAATTTTTCAAAAGATTGGGAACCGTATCACTAAAATGTTTTACACCAAAAAAGAGTACGACGGCCACTTCAACAATGCAATTTTTGAAGAGGTTACCGACATTGTGCAAGTCCAAAATGAGATAAAGGGTTGGTTCCTTCGAACTTTCGAAAGGGATTATAGTGATCCAGCATATGAGTTCACACCAGAAGTTGTCCGACGACAACAGACTGATGCTGTATCAATGTTATCACGTGCTTACAATGGCTACTTCTATGGTGACGTGTATACGGAACTCACAAACTTCCTCCTAGTTCAGAGTGCATGTGACATTATTGGACCGGCCAATGAGACAACACCTTATAGCTATTTCACAGGTATGATCACAAATAAGATGCACACCCTTGATGAGGCTACCAGAAATTACTATTTTAACCGAAATAACATCATGACGACGATGAATACCGTTATGCATGTGGTTAACTGGAAGCAAGCTATAAACTGCAAGACAGTCATGTCTTTGCCAAAGGCCACAAATTATGGAGTTCCAGGCCTTAAAACGGCTCCACAAAATTTTCCATAATTGAACGAGATCCCCCCTTGCCTCAGGGGAATTATGATGTGCCGTTTACACACCGCATACCATATGTCTCGAACAGTTTAGGAAAAACATACGTCTACAATGGAGATTACGAATTCTCTCAATCTTCAAGACAGTATTACAATGAACTCACTGGTGAATTGTTTTTTACTGTCAATGACGAAGTAGGGAATCGTAAGAGACGGCATATAAATGAGTTCTCTACTAGATTCGCACACACTGGTGTAGTGCTCGAGAATCATCCTAGTAATCTGAGGACCGGTCTCCACCGACTTTTTGCTTGTAGAGTTCCGAAACGCGCTGATGGCAGCGATGAAACGGATCCAATTGTGATTAGGGATTTTGAGGATCAGCTACGACTGAACATGAATGTTCAACTACTTCTGCACGGACAGGAGTGGGCAGAGGACTCCAGGCAGCAGGCTGGAGACATGCAATTCGAGCTTGATCGAGAGCAAGCAATTAAAATTGTTTGTCAGCAACCACATAGCAAGCAAAAAATGCGTCTCAACACATATTTAAACAGTTTACAGGACGGAAGTATCGTGTCATTTTCTTTGGGATCAAAATATGTTGATGTGAAATGCAAGTATCCTGAGATAGCAAAACCAAACAAGAACATACGTCTGATCATTGATTGTCGCATAGGTAGAAGCCTTATTGGCTCCCTTTACATGAGTTGTTTGAAACACCATGTAGGTGATCGTGAGTTCGTGTATGGTAGCTGTCGTTTCATATTCATTACTGGACCAAAGACGGATATCATGATGCATTACTTTCATGAATTAGCTCGTCCTAGCAATTTGAAATTACTTGTCGTCTTTTCAGACGATGCATGCTTCTCTGATGGAACCGTATATGGCAACGCCGACATTTCATCATGTGATGTCACCCACTCAGATTCACATTATGAGTGGTGTCGCTACATGTGGCAATTTCCTGAATTCATTGATAAACATTTAACTGAACAACAGTTCGGTACACATGTTGTGGTGAATCCGCATGATAGTACACAAAAGATACGATTTAGACCACGGCGCCGTAAGCAACAATCCGGTAGCACATTCACATCCCTATGGAATGTTGAATTATGGCGAATGATTGCGCATTACTGGGGTCACAATGAGGTCGATCTTGTAGAGGCTGCATATGAATGTGGAGTAGTTATCACTGTTGAGTACGCCAGAAAGTTTGGTGATCTCCAATTTCTCAAATTCTCCCCAGTACGTGATGTAACTGGAACCTGGAGAGCCGTCATGAACCCAGGGGTTCTTTTCCGTATGTCTGGCCGTATGAAAAACGACATACCAGTTAAGTACAAAGGTAAGCGCATACCGAGCTTCCAACAACGGTGTGACATAGCACAATCCCAGCTAGTCAATGGTTATTTGCAGTACTTTGCTTGCCCAGAGTTACTTCACTTAAAACCAATACGAACCGTTCAAGAGGTCTACACAGATGACTTCAAGATTCGTGATATTGTGTCGGACTCATACACCTTCACACTCAGTGCTTTGGTTGAAAGGTACGACGCCACCACCACTGAAGTTGCACAACTGAGCGAGCAGCTTAGTCGTTGCAGGACTAACACGATCGTGTACAACCCACTGGTTAGCAAGATACTAAACAAGGATTACGGAATAGAAACACCAATGCTCTAGTTGCGTTGGTGATCATGACGATAGTGTTGTGCAATAATCTAAC